TCCACAATACATACCAATGCTTTAGAAGCTGGTTATCAATTTGTTAAATACAATATGGCTAATGGTTCAAGTTTAGAGCTTGTACATAATCCATTGTATGATGATAGAGAGATCAACTTTGAAATTGATGAGGTAACAGGATTTCCTGTTGAATCACAAAGGATTACATTCTTAGACTTCTCAGGAGAAGCTAAAAATTCCAATGTGAAAATCATGAATAAGAAAGATGGTTTTGCATTCACTTATGTTGAAGGTATGTATGGTCCTTATGGTCCAAAAAATGGTGGTAGCTCTGCTCACGCAGGTTCTTACTATGAAATGCATGTTGAGAAATCTTGTGGATTGCATATTCACGATATCACTAAATGTGGCGAACTCATCCTTAGTAGGAACTAAGGTGTAATTAACCACAATTAATTAGATCATATAAAAAGTAATTTCTATCTTTGCTGAAATCAATAGAAAGTAAGCAAAGATGGAAAAAACTTTAAGACAAAAAGAAGCTTTATTAGCAACTAATAAAGCAAAAAGATTAACAACACAACAGTTCATTGACAAAGCAAGAGCATTGCATGGAGATAAATTTAACTATTCTATTACAGAATATGTAAATGCTACAACAAAACTTAAAATAATTTGTCCTGAACATGGAGAACAAGAAATGTTACCTCATCATCATACACACATTAAAAGTTATGGTTGTCCTATTTGTGGTAAACAAACAATAAATAATCACAAACAATTTACAACAGAAAGTTTTATAGAAAAAGTTTCTCATATTAAAGGAATTTCTTTTGAAAAAACAATTTACATAAGTAGAAGAGAAAATGTTATTATTACTTGTGATATTCATGGAGACTATGAAACTAAAGCAGAGATGCTATTAAAAGGTTGTAGCTGTCCTAAATGTAAATCTTCTAAAGGAGAAGATATCATAGAAGAAATATTAATTATGGAAAAAGTAAATTATATTAAACAGATGACTTTTCCAAATTGTATTTACATTAGTAGATTAAAATTTGATTTTTATATTCCTACTTTAAATCTTTGTATNGANTTTGATGGANAACAACATTTTAAGTCTNTNGNATATTGGGGAGGANANNNAGGATTANNAAAAAGACAAAATTNTGATAANATTAAAACNGANTTTTGTNAAAANAATAANATANNTTTANTNAGAATNTCNTATTTAGANAATATNNAAGAAAAATTAAGTATCTTTATCAAATAATTANAAAAGAAAAAATTATGACAATTAGTGTAGAAGTAAGACCTATTGAAGTCAAGAAATGGCANAATAAAAAAGGTCAAGAATCTTTTACCAGACCTAAAAAAATTCAGGCACTGGTAGATCCATCAACAATGAAGTATGCAACAGGACTTTCTCCTGAAGACATTAAAGAGTTACAAAAGAAAGGAGTAAACTATGATTTGTCAGATAATTACAATTCAGAAACTCCACATCCATTTTGGGATTCCAATATGGCAATCATTAAGTTAGAGAATAATACAATGTTTTTTAATTTGAATAATGCTTTAGAATTTATTAAAGTTAAAGTGATGAAAGCAAGTAAGTATGTTGCTAACTCAATGGCTGAATATGATTTAGGTATGTATCCTGAAGCAACTCATGTTATTTTTGATGAAGCAGAACAAGCATCTATTACTGCATCTAAAATTGAAGAAAATAATACTGCTATTATTGAAGCATCTAAACTTTCTTTAACAAGAAAAGTAGAGTTGATCTTAGTATTAGGAGGTAAAAATACAAAAAACCAAAGTGCAGATTTTGTAGCTGTAGAGTTGGATAAAGTGATTAAGAAAGATCCAAGTGAGTTCTTGAGACAATTGAAAATGGATAAGAAACAATTAGCTAATCATGCCCTTGTTTTAGAAGCATTGCAGAAATCAGTTTTAAGAAAAGATGGTCAAAGAATCTTTCACATGGATTCTCCATTAGGTATTGATGAAATTGAAGTTGCAGAGTACTTATCTAAAGANGAAAATCAAGACATAAAGTTACTTATTTTATCNAAAGTAAATAGTTAATATTATGACAATTAGAGAGATGCATTATGACTTTAAGAAAAAGTTCAATAAGATAGACAGTCAAAAGAATAGGAATTTATTGGTTCCGGAGATTGATTGGACTCTTAATGAAGCTATTGACTTATACATAAAAATCATAGCTCAACCTACATTAAGAAATAAGTTGGGTTTTGAAATCTCTCAAGCTACTACTGAAGATATTGCAACTATTGTAATATCTAAGATAGTACCAGTAACAATTAATATAATGGCTCTTCCTACTGATTATAGGTACTTTGTNAGAGGAAGAGCTAAACTTACTAAAGGGAGTTGTGTTGCTCCAAGTGTTATTATCAGTATTCAAAAACATGATGATACATTTGAAGAATCAAATTTCTATAGTAGCTCTTTTGAATGGAGAGAATTAAATGCAGTATTTAACAGTGGAGGATTATTATTCTATACTGATGGTACTTTTACAGTGAATGAAGTTAATCTTACATATATCAAAAAACCAAAATATGTGCACAATGCTCAGGATTTCCAAGCAGGCTCATATAATCATCCCTCTGGAGTAGCCTTAACAGGTAGTGAGAATTGTGAACTTCCAGAACATACTCACAGAGTGATTGTTGATATAGCAGTAATGTTAGCTTCAGGTGAAATCCAAGCTTCTGATTTTCAAATCAAAGCTGGAAAATTAAGTTTTAATCAAATCGTATAATCTTAAAATTTTAAGAAAATGAGTAATCGAAATAATGATGTTTTCCAAGTTCTAGTAACTAAAGGCAATGCGGCTATTTTAGCCAAAAATGCAGCTTTAGAGACCTTGGCTGTAGGACAAATAGGAGCATTTGATGCTAAAACTAATTTGTCAATTGATGCAACTACCTCTCCAATTCCAAGAGAAGTATATTTAGCAGTAGGTGTTGATACCACTGGAGGTTCCACTCTTAATGATATTAAACAATCTGCTGGACAACTTATTCAAAAAGCAGGCTTAGTAGCTTATAGCTTTAAACCTCATACTGCAGGAAGACCTATGGTAGTTTCTGTTGGAGGATTTACAGCAACTGCTGATACTGAATATGGAATAAGAGTTGAATTTAGAAATTCAAGAATTTATAGAATTCAAGGTTTCAACCAATTTAGTAAAGCATATATGGTAACTACTCCTTGTGAGGGAACTTTAGGTGCTGCTGATGCCAATACAATTAGTAAGCTTTTTGTAGCTGCTATTAATGCTGATGAATCTGGTTTATTAATAGCCAAATTTATTGCAAGACAAGCTGTTACAATTCTTACTCATGGTACTTCTGCTGATTATGCATTAGGAGCAGAGATGACTTTAGCTGATGTTGATGCTTTGATTCTTTTCAACAGTACTGCTGTTGCAGGAACTGAAGTATATGCTGACTTTAGCTTAACAAGTGTGCCTTTGAAAATTGGTAATTTCTGTCAAGTAAATTTAGGATATCATAAATTGTTAGAAACAGTTTTAATTGTTTCTTTGATTGAAGGTTTCTCTTGTGCTGGTGCAGTTACTGTTAATCAGTATCCTGTGTTTGAAGAAGGTTCTTCTAATAACATTATGCAGAAAGAGTATCATGCTTCAGGTTGGGCAGGTTCAGGACCTTACAAATTGTCTGATATTACTGGTACTGCTAAAGGAGATATCTCTTACTTTGCAGTTAAAGGAACTACCTATGATCAATTTATCATAGAATACAATCAGACTTCTGAGTCAGGTTGGTTAGAATATAGTAATCCATTGAGTACTATTATAGCTACTCCGGAAGCTGATACTGTAACCAGAAACTCTTTGGCTATTTTATTAGATGCAATCTTTGCTGGTGGTGCTTTTGAAGCTTTGGCTGATGATGCTGCTGCTGCTAGTGTAAACCCTGCTGTAGTTGAACCTATAGTAGCTGATGAACAATTAGATGGTATAGCATAAGATAATATCAATTAATTTTAAAGAAAACATCCTTATTTTTTATAAGGATGTTTTTTTATTTGTATATTTGATGCTTATAAATCTCTTTCTTATGATAGTAGCCTATACCTATAAAAAATACAAAGATGTTCATAGTATTCAGAATGATGAACCTTTGCTTAATATTCAATATACTGTTACTAAATTAGATTGTGATTCTGATACAATTTTAGGACAAGTAACTCTTGCTCCGGGAGAAACCAGAGAGTTAAAATTCTCTAAACAAGGTGAGTATTCAATTCTTGTTGAAGGAGTTGGATTGGATTCAAAAACTTTTGAAATTATCTATTACAATGATCTTTTACTTTCTTTTATCTATGATACTTATAGAATACTTTGTGGCTGTAAAGATTGTGATACAGAGTTTAATTGTAATGATTACTTGTCTGCTTCTACAAAAGGAGCTATCTTTTTAAATGTACATGCTCCTCTTTATAATACTAATTTTACTGAATACATAGAAAAGTATATTTGTATTTATTCAGAAGAAGTAAACTGTACTCTTTTAAGAGAAAAAGTTTATGGAGAGTTTGCTTCAGAACATGTTTTATTTCAAACATTAAGTTTTCATTATCTTTCTTTTTATAGTAAAGATCTATCAATGGCTGTTGATGCAGAAGAAAGTGCATTTATAACTGCTAAATATAAGTATGATAAAATTTCTACTTGTATTAAGAAATTAGGTTTACTTCCATCCATTGCTGCTCCTGTTATCTCCGGAATAATAGTACCACAATCTAATATTTTATTAATTGATGATACAAATCCTAATAAAATTTATTCTTATTATCCTGTAACAAATAATTCAGATCTATTAACATTACCAAACAATCTTGGGTTGAGTGCTGATATAGCTCATACTGTAAACAAATTATGGGTACATGCAGGAACTATTGGGGTACATGAATGGGATATTCAATTGTCTCCTTTTGCAGCAATTTATAACAGACTTGTAACTCAAGTACCATTTTCTGCAGGATTATTTGCAGTAAGCAATACAATCTTAATAAGTGTGAGTGGAACTGCAGTATATGAATCTAATATAGTAAATGATGTAGCTGTAAATACACTTAAATTTTACTTAATAGCAGGAAGAAAAATATCAGGAGATTATGTTTTAACTACTACAGGTAAACTTATTGTAACTACTCAAACCTTAGATTTTCTGCAAACACATATCACACAATATGATTATCTAACTGGTACAATGGAATTGGATATTGAGTTGACTGCTACAATATCAGAACCTTTTGGATTATATGAATACATTAATAATATTTATATAACTAATGGAAATGGAGATATATATCAAATAGATAGTGTAGCTCCTTATGCATTAACTCTGGCAGAAACAGCTCCTTATGCTATAAATGGAGCTTCTCAATTAGCCTCTTACATAACTACTCACTTTATAGTTTAATAAATATGCTGGAACTTGATAAGTTAAAAAAAGACATAGCATGGATTCTTAAACAAATTAGATGCTTATTAGATAAAAGACCAGCAGCAACTGCTTGGTCCAATTCTCATACTCCTACAGTAGGAGGTAGATATCAGCCGGGTACTTTAGTTTGGTATGATGGTTGTATTTATCAAGCAATCTTTGAAAATTCAAGTATTATACCTACCAATGCTACTTATTGGAAGAACTTAGGAGAAGGAGATTTATTGGAAGAAACCAATCCTGATTGGATAGCTCCAATGGGAACCAGAGAATTTATTAAAAATAAGCCTGTTATAGAATCAGGGATTTTAATAGAGAGTGATCCTTTTTTTCATTCTAGTCCTGCTTCTGATATTACTTCAGAACATATAGAAATATTAAATGTAACTTCTGGAGTTAATACAGGAAATCAATATATTCCAACCAATACAAGTGAATTTATAAATGATGGAGAGGATGGAACTAATCCTTTTTTAACTTTATTGGATATTTATCCTGATAATGTTCTTATTAATGGAGGATATTATCACATGTCAGGATATAAGTATTTTGTATGGGCAAATAAATATATTATCAATGGAATTACCTATACTAATTATATTAGTGCTGAAGTCACTTTAAATCCTGCTGATCCTAACTATGATAGAATAGACAGGATAATTATAAATAGTAATCAGACTATTGATAAAGTAACTGGAATTGCAGCAGAAAATCCTATTGCTCCTTTAATTGATTCTTCTACACAATTAGAAGTAACTTTTATTTTAGTAACTGGTGGAACTGTAGTACCTGTTGGAGTTACAAGAGAACAAGTATATTATGATAATGTTGGAGAACCTT